GCCTTCCGATAGTTATCTTTGATCGGAGGGAGATCTTCGTGACCAAGAACAGGACCCCACTTTTTCTGAAGGTCTTCAGCTAGGTACATATTATTCTCCTATAAGGTTTAAAATTAAGTATTGTAGCGTTTTATCGCTGATGTATAATGTTTCATAGATTCATCAATTTTTTCTGGAGATTTCTCTTCAGTCAATTCGATGGTGTCATCAGTTTCAGTAATTTCTGATGTAACTGAATCAGTCTTTGGGAAATAACTCTCCTTAAGGACATTCAATTTTTCAATGTATTGCTCCGTGTTCTCAAATTCAATACCTTCAGCCAACTTAGCGATTTTTTCCGAATCAGTATCGGCCAAATCTTTAGTTGATTGTTTAAGGGCATCATCTTTTTTGAACTGAGCCAATTCTTTTTGGAGTTCTACTCCACGATTAATCTCTTCATCCAAAGAGGTTTCAAGATCTTCAACTTTTGTGAATAAGTCGTCAACCATGTCAACTTTCTCTTCAGGAATGTCTATGTAATGTTCTGTGAAGAGGGTTTTGATTCCAGACATGAAATCTTCAACCAATTCGGAACGAATTCCTCTTTCGATTGCCAATTCATTTTCCTTCATCCACTCTTCTACAACATAAGTAAGATAACCGTCAACTTTTTCTGTAAGTTCTTTTTGGAACTCTTGAGATCCAGCTTCTTGTTCTTTTGCTTGTTGTTCCATCCGGGCATTGACTTCATCGACAACTTTTGCATGAACTGCAGCTTCGAAAATAGTCGTGGCCTTTGTTTTAAACTCTTCAGAAAGCCCTTCTTCACCTGCTGTTAAGGCTTCAATGTCGTCTTGAACATTAATCGGTCCAATATCTTCCTTTGTAACTGCAGCTTTAGTACGGGTTTCTTTGACTTCTTTAACAGTTTCCAAAGAAGTTGAAGCCATGATTTGCTCATATTTACCAGCAAGATCACTTTTCAACATTTTGTTAACTTCATCATAGATGTTTTTCAACATTTGATTTTTAGTTGAAGGAATTACAGATTCTTTTTTTGCTTTTTTAGATTCTGCGGGAACTTCTTCTTCATCTTCATCCCCTTCTTCTTCCTCTTCACCTTCTTCTTTTTTAACGGAAGATTTACCTTCTGCTACTTCAGGCTCTTCTTCATCTTCTTCTTCGTCATCTTCTTCTTTTTTAACTGAGGCTTTGGAAGTTTTGCTTTCTTCAACTTCTTCTTCATCCTCTTCTTCGTCTGAAGAATCTTGTTCAGTAGCAGCTCTCCGCTTTTCAGCTAGTTCTTCTTCTGTCATTTCTTCAGACTCTTTGGTCAAAATTTCTTCAGACATTTAAATCTCCTAATCTGTTCTAATTAAAGTATATTTACTTTGTGTATTATTTAGTAATTTTATAAACTTGACATAAACCGGTTAAAGGCCGTTAGTTGATAGTCATCTAACTGCTTTTGACTAGTTATTTTCATTTCTTTTTCGATTCGGGCAATATGGCGTTCATCTAGAATACCATTATCCCATATCCACTCTTTTCCTTCCATAATACCATTGACAAATGCCGCTGGTGCAGAAGGATCGGCAACAATATCTGCAGCTGTTGCAAGATAAAAATCATCTTGTACATGACTACAATTGCGTCCCACAGGCTTTAAGGAGCCCATTCCTCTGGATGAGACACCCAAACGGGCACCCTCATCGATAAGGTTCTTTACAATTTTACCATAAGGAGTATCCATAATCTTGGCTCGACCTACGTAATTGTCTCCATCCTCTTTTAACTCTGTAATCATGTGGGAAACTCTTTCCAAATTGACAGTAGGCCCTTCTGGATGTCCTAATTCTCCAAACGCTCGTTTTTGTAGAATATAATTTTGTTCGTATCTCTTAGCTTCTTTTTGAAGAATTGCTTTTGGATATACTCGACCATTCCGATTCTTCACATTGGCCTGCATAAATACACCCTCAATGAAATAATTCTTTGCTTTACCGGCGCCTTCACATATAAATTCTACATTTTCTAATTGTTCGCATATAAGTCTCATTAAATTTCTCCTATCATGTGAAATTACCTTTTAAGTAGTCAACTTTATAGCCCAACTTAGTATTTTCTTCGTATGCTGGGACATCATATCCTGGTGCCTGTTTCTTGCATTCCATTATGATTGTATATGAATCGCCCGATCCGTGACCAGTTGTAGAAAATTGAATATCTCCTAAAACTGCACCAGAATCACCAGTTGCATTTACTCCAATTCCCGGCCATTCATTTCCTGGCATCGACCAACTTCCATTACCACTTAATTCTGCAATAGTTGTTTCTGTAGTAGATCCATCCCATTGAATATCAACTGTCAAACCATTTGTTATCCACATTATCTTAGTAACTAAAAGATTGTAATCTAATTCTGTGAAGTTCCCACTATTTGCAACGGTTCTTGTATTAGCTCCCGATACTGCGCCCGAAATGGCATCACCATTAGACATAGTAGTTAGAATAGTTGTTGCTTTTTTATTCGTATTATCCCATCCAACAACTTCTACTGTGGATGCTCCGGCTGTAAAACCTGTAACAAGAAAATGTTCGGTAGCCGCGGTTGTTATTACTTCACCAATTTTAAAATTTGGACTTGCGGCACCACTAAGTGTTAATGTATGTTTTGCCCAATTAAGGGTTGAAACATCTATCTTCTTAACATCCGATTCTGATGCATCAGAAAAAAACTTCATAATCACTTTACGTTCTGAATCTAATAGCGTTTGTGTTTCAGCTGCCATCTGTTACTTCCTCTTGACTTTCCGGCTCTTTCGAGTCTGTATTCGGTTTAGTTAAAAAAGTTTTAGCGAAATCTTTTTTCTTGCTCTCTAATGATACCATCACTTTTTGTTGAAGTACATCACCTATTGCGGTCTTTACTCCTGAAGCATCATCTGTTCTAGAAAATGCTACGATATCACTAACTGTAGTCTCATTAGACATAAATTTCCTCTATTATTTCTGTTATATTTATACTATTTATAAATTTTAGTTACTAATCACCTTTAAGTCTGGCTTGTTTGCTGAAGGATCAAATTCCCATTGTTGATCTTCTGATTCTCCTCCACCTTCAGCGGCCGCAGCTTCCGCTTTCTCTGCTGCAATCTGTTCTTTCATGTTATCAATTTCTTCCTGAGACAATTTAAGAACGTTTTTATTGATATATTCTTGAGAGAAATATTTACCAACAACTTCATCTCTATATCCCATATCATTTACTAACGTACCTAACCGTTCTCTCATCATTGTTGCTTGTTGTAGTTCCGCAAAATGTGAATCTGATTCCCACTCGTATATTATATTATCCCTTATAACTCCCCAATCTTGAGATGAAACAATTCCTTTAAGTAATAGCTGTTTCTCTATGAGATCATTGAACAAAATATTAAATCTAGCTCTCAATCGTTCAATAAAACGAGTAAATTTTACTTCATCTCTAGAAATTTCTTCTGCTCTACCTAATATAAAACCTGAATCTTGTTCTAACCTTGAAGGGGGAACATTGAGTGCTTTGTATAGTTTTGTTTTGAAGTAATCAACATCAGCCAATTCACCAAGATTCTCCCCTCCCGGCAACGTAGAAATCTCTGTACCTCTTCCACCTTCTCTTCGTGGAAGCCAATAATCCTCTAACATACTCATGTGCTTACGTTCATCTTTAATCTCACCAGTATTGGAATCATATACCAATTTATTCTTATATTTACTCATGATATCACGTAGATACTGTTCTGCTTTGATCTTAGGTAAGTTACCAACATCAATGTAGAAAATTCTACGTTCAGGAGCACGTGAGATACGATAGATGACAACCGCATCTTCAAGCATACGTAATTGATTTAAGGGTTTGATTGCTTTGTGTAGATGACTTAAAACTAATTTTCTATCGGGATCTAATATACCAGAATGTGCATAAGAGATAGAATCAGCAGCAATTTGAACTGTCATACCTCCAGCTTGAGCAGTAGAAATTCCTCTTTCATTAAATAGATAATACTCTTGAAATCCAGCAGTATCTATAACTGTTGTGCCTTGTGCATCTTGAGCAACTTTAGGTTCTCTAATCTTTTTTATTTTTAGGGGATCTATTGAGCGTAGTTCTAATATACCACGTTTGGGGTTTTTATTATCAATGATAATGTGAAAATACAATCTACCATCAACATACCACTTTTTAAACATTTCATAACCAACTTTACGAAAATCGAGCAAACGAATTAGTTCTTTAAATTCGTACTTTACTTTTTCTTTAATATCTTCTGATAGATTTGATTTTTCTAGGCTAATGCTGACAGGAGAAGCTTCCCTATTTGTAACAACGGCCTCATTAACAACATCATCTATTGCTTGATCACATTCGGGAAATGTAGCCATCTCCCTATATTTTCTAATTAAGTCTAATTCATTTTTGGCATGACCTTCAAGATCTACATACGTACCGTATGCACCTCCTG